TGGTACTACATCACACATGGTCTTTGATGCTAATGGTCACATCACTAAGCCACTACAACCTGCTTTTTTGGCAAGACCTACTTCAACTCAAGGCAGTATAGCGGTTGGAACTACAACAACTATAGTTTTTGGAACAGAAATTTATGACCAAAATGGAGACTTTGCATCTAATGTATTCACAGCACCTATTGGTGGAAGATATTTTTTAAATCTTCAAGTCAGAATGAATAATGTAGACATAGACGTAGATTATTACCAGCTTAGAATATCAACCTCCAATAGAGTCTATATGAGTATAATTGACCCAGATTTAGGCGACCAAAATTATGGAATGTACAGTATGCACGTAAATGTTTTAGCAGATATGGACGCAAGTGATACTGCTACCCCTGAAATAACAATTATTGGAGGTGCTAATACTATGGACATACATACCGAGAGTCATTTTTCTGGCTTTCTAGCCTGTTAATACGCCAATGCGAAATAACATATCTTAAAGGAGATTAAAATGGCAAAACTTACACTAACAATAGAAGTAGATGATACGCAACAGACTATTCTAAAGAATGATTTGTTGGACATTAACACATGGGTTCAAGAAGCAATAACAGGTAAAATTAATAACTGTTGGAAAAGGATGCAATCTGAGTGGACGACTAAGTTAATGAACGACAGTTCTTTTACTGACCCAATCCCATCTAATCAAGCTGACTTTGTAAAGTTGGTAGTAGCAAGAAGTGATTACAAAAATCGTGCAGACAGAGAGAAAAAGTAAATGCCCTATATAGGAAAAGCACCAAATCAAGGAATACGAAACAGGTTCGTGTACCAAGCGACAGCAGGACAGACAACCTTTAGTGGTTCTGACTCTAACGCACTTACGCTAACATATGCAGACGGTGCTTATGTAGACGTATATCAGAATGGTATTCTACTCAAGCCTAGTACAGACTATACAGCCACATCAGGTACAACAGTCGTTCTGACTACAGGTGCATCTGTCAATGATGTTGTAGAGATAATAGCCTATGATGCCTTTAGTATAGCCAACAGCTACACCAAGTCAGAAGCAGACACACGGTATCCATTCTTGGGTAATAACTCTATCGTAAGAACAAACGGACAAACAATCAGTGCTGATATAACAATCAGTAGTTCTACAAACGGACTGAGTGCAGGTCCTATAACCATTGGAAGCAGTGCCACCGTTACAGTTAGTGGATATTGGACAGTATTATGACATCAAAATTACAAGTAGATAATTTAGAGGGAAGAACAACAAAGGGTAGCATTACTGTTACAGGTGAGTCCAACGGTGCTTCTACTAATCTGCAACAGGGAATAGCAAAAGCGTGGCATCATTCCAATATGGAAATATTAAGTGACTCTTTTAACATAGGGAGTACAACAGACCACGCAACAGGAGATTTTGAATTTTCATTTACTAATTCTATGACTAATGCAGGAGGTTATTCTGCTCCTCATGCTATACATGATGACAATTCAGGACATATTCGCACTGATGACACTAGCACAGGTTCTATGAGAATATTAATAAACAATGGGGATGGAAGTGCTGATAGAGATAGACGAAATGCAGGAGCAGTACACGGAGATTTAGCATAATGGCAAGTAAAATAGAAGTAGATGAAATATTCAACGCAGGGGGAGACAATGACACAGGCATTGACCTTGCGACTAATGATGCTGTTAAAATTAAAATAGCTAATGCTGTTAAAGCTGAAGTAGATAGCAGTGGTCATGTTAAACTTGATACAGTTAAAGGATACACATCTGCTGCATCTATAAGTGTGGTAGGAGAAGGTGGGTCAACCACTACTAACTTACAGCAAGGACTATGTAAAGCATGGACACAGTTTAACGGAACAGGAACTATAGGCACTCAAGATACTTTCAATAGAAGTGGATTAACGGACAATGGTACAGGAAACTACATATTAACTTTTGCAAATAATATGGGAAATGATGACTATGCAGGAGGTGCTATTGGTAATGCCTCACAAATGTCTTTTGAATCTGTATCTACGTCACAAGTTAATTTGTTAGTTTCCAACTCTAGTGGTACATTATCTGATGTTTCTATAGTTACATTTACTGTACACGGAGATTTAGCATAATGGCATCAACACTTAAATTAAATACACTAACAGGTGCAAGTACAGCAGGGTCAATCGCTGTGACAGGCGAGGGGAATAGCACCACGACTAATCTGCAACAGGGGTTAATTAAGGCTTGGGTGAATTTTAATGGCACAAGCACTATTGCTGAACGTGACAGTTTTAATGTAAGTGGTTTAGTAGACAATGGCACAGGAAGTTATAATGTTACAATCGCTAATGATATGGCAAATGCTAACTTTTCAGTTGTGTCAGGAGGAAGTGGAACAGAAAAGACTATTGGAATAGACAGTCATGCTGCAAGTACCTTTAGAACATTTAACTATGCAGGTAGTAGTGCTGAAGATGCTACCACACTTTCATACAGTGTAGCAGGAGATTTAGCATGAGCAAAGCAGCAGATTTAGCAAACCTTATAGGCAACATCAATGCAGGTGGTGGTGGAGTAAATAGGAACTTGATTATCAATGGTGCTATGAACGTGGCACAGAGAGGAACGAGTTTTGCTGATGTAGCTAATGGAACATATACGCTTGATAGGTTTGTCAGACATCATTCAAATGATGGAGCAGTAACAATAACGCAAGATAGCTCTAGTCCTGATGGATTTTCTAATAGCCTAAAAGTGGATGTTACCACAGCAGACACAAGCCTTGCATCAACCCAAAATGAAATTTTTGCACATAAAGTTGAAGCACAAAACTTACAGAGCCTAGCTTTTGGTACAAGTAGTGCAAAAAATTTTACAGTTTCATTCTATGTAAAGTCTAATAAAACAGGCACATACGCTGTTAATATAGCTCAAAGCGATAACTCAAGTAAACAAGCAACGTTAACTTACACTATTAATTCTGCTGATACATGGGAAAGAAAATCACTTACTTTTACTGGTGATACAAGTGGTGTAATAAACGATGACAATGGAACAGGGTTTGAGATGTCATGGTTCTTGGCAGCAGGTACAGGTTATACTTCTGGTTCTGCGAGTGCATCTTTTGCAACATATTCTAATGCCAATTACGCAGCAGGGCAAACAGTCAATCTGTTAGACAGCACAGATAACACATGGTTCATCACAGGTGTTCAGTTAGAAGTAGGGCAGAACGCAACAGAGTTTGAGCATGAGCCTTATGAAGAAACTCTCCGTAAATCAAGAAGGTACTTTCAAACGATTGAGTCACTTCTAGTAAGAGCGCACGGCACAACATCTATTGTTGGATTTACTCCCATACATCCAATGAGGGCTACTCCTACAGCTACTACAACAGGAACTGTTACTGTTAATAATATTGGAACAAGTAATAATGCACAATCTTCTGGTGATATTACCCTATCTACATCTACAGATGAGGGAGTAGAATTTAGTATGGGTAATTTTAGTAGTCTTACTGATGATTTAGCCTATGGTCTGCGACCTCAAAATGGACATATACAACTATTAGCAGAGTTATAAAAATGAAGATAGAAAATGCACAATATAATAAAGAAGCCCTAACAAATAAAAATGTTAGTATAAATGCCACTATTGATGGTAGGCAGATGTCTGTGCCATTAGACCCTGACAACACAGACTACGCAGAAATACTCGCACAAGTAAAGGCAGGTACACTTACTATTAAAGACGCAGACTAATGTTTGACCCCATAACAATCTCAGCTAGTCTCAGCGTGGCTAGTGCGGCATTTTCCAATGTCAAGAGAATGTTCCAAGCAGGACGAGACTTGGAGAGTATGGCAGGGGACTTGTCACGGTGGATGGGAGCAGTCAGTGATATTGACAATGCTCACAAGTCAGCCAATAACCCCACAATGTTTAAGAAAGTATTTGGTGGGGGAACAGTAGAACAAGAAGCTATAGAAGCCTTTGCAGCAAAAAAGAAGTTACAGGAGCAAAGAGATGAACTAAAACAATTCCTAATGTTTACTCACGGAAGTAAATCATGGGACGAGTTGCTTCAAATGGAAGGGCAAATCCGTAAGAGAAGACAGAAGGAAGTGTACGATAAGCAACAATTTAGAGAAAAGGTTATAATGTATGTCGTACTTACAGTGGTTCTTATTATTGGCTTTGGTATTTTGGGTAGCTTTGTATACACACTTATGGGGGTTGACAGGGGTTGGTTCGGATAATTGCGTAAGAAAAGAAGGTGGACAGTATACGTTTGAATACTTATGTGCAGATAAATATGGTACAATACACTTAGCACAATCAGACAACATTAAGCAGTGCTTCACCTGCTTCCTAAAAAAGTTCAGTGATTGGACATGGGAACAAGAGAAGAGACTAGGCATAAGAGAAGACCCCAAGTACATTACATGTCGTAGGTACAAGAGGAGAACAGCAAAGAACGGACAACAAGTCTGTTTATACAAGGGAGCAAACGATACATATACATTAGTGGTAGAAGGACAATGCCCTGTAACGTATCAGTGTAAGTATGATCCAGATGGTCAAGAACCCAATATAGATAGTGTGTTAGATTCGCTTAACGATAGTTTTAAAAAGTAACAGTATGGAAATAGACCCAGTAATATTTTGGAATGTAATACTTACCCTTGTCATAGCTCCTGCTATATGGACATTTCGTAGCGTAATGCTTGAAGTAAAAAGAATAGACATACTGCTCAATAGAACAAGAGAGGAATACGCATCAAGGTCTGAAGTGAAAGAAGAGATGCACGGAGTTATGGAAGCGTTACACAGGCTAGAAGATAAACTAGACAGGGTATTGAGTAAGGATAAATAAAGATGATGCCAGAGAATCTACAAGAGAGGAACGTAAGACGTTTTAAAGGGTTTACCCCACAACAAGTTCAAAAGCTACTAGAAGGGAAAGGCTTAAAGCCTAATAGTCGTGAAGCTGCTGAATACTTAGGAGCTATGGCTAATAAAGCTGAAGACTTGTTGCAAAGAAGTAAAGCTAATACTATGCACCAAGGACAAGGGTTTCAGATGGGTGGTCAAGTCGGTGGCTTTGACCCTCAGTCACAGAAACTATTTGACGCTGCAGTTAAGAGAGTTTCTAGCAATCAGCCTCAAACACCTGAGGTACAGAGATACCTTGACAACGTGATTGAAACTCGTGGCAGACCTACTATGGTTTTTCCTAATACTGCTGACCCACTTCAAAACGTTATGCCTCAACAGGGGTATCAGCAGGGAGGACCTGTAAAAGCCTCAATGGGGATGGTTGTTGACAAAGATGGTAAGCTCATAGGGCGTGACTCAGGACCTGCTTTGATGGACGAGCAAGGAAATTACATAAGTGGTGGAGGCTTAGGTACACCAGGATTTATGCCTTTGCCAGGAATTGACATGCAAGGCAATCCTATAGAGGGTTATACATCAAACCCACCACGAACAGGATCTATACCTCCATTCGGCAACAGAAGAGATCCACTACCAACACCTACAACACCAAGAAGTGATGCAGGAACAAAGCAGAAAGCAGGGCTAAATCAGGCTCAGGCTAACCTTGCCTCAGCACAAGAGCAACTCTCTAGTCTACAGCAACAACTAGCGTCTACTCCTATTGAGGACGAGGCGACTAGAAATGCTCTTATAGAGAAGATTAATCAGCAAGGACCAAAGATAACAGCGGCAGAGTCGGCTCTTGCAAGTGCATCTTCCTCGTTTCAAACAGCAGCTTTACCTACAGCGTCTGAAGCAGTAGGGTCTGCTGTCAGTACCCCATCAGATGTTATTACTAGACAGCCTGTGGATAAATTAGTAGCGACTACACAACAAACAATAGACCCAAGAACAGGACAGCTTACAGGGGGTATTGCTCCTACAGCTACAACAGGTAGGACAACAGGTACTGCTGACGTACAGGTAACTGGTCCTGCTCAAACACAAGCCACTACAACACAAGCAGACGTAACGGCTCTTCAGCCACAAGAGAGGTTTGGAACAATCTCTCAAAACGCTGTTATACAGGCACAAGAACAGGCAACTGCTGACCTTAACATAAGGGACGTACAGGCAGCTCAAGGCACAGGACAACAAATTGTATCTCCTGCTAAAAGAGCATTAAACCAAGGAGAACTTGTCTCAGGGGCAGCCAACGCAGAACAGTCAGCACAATTCCTAGAAGGTATTGAGGCAGCCACAGGAGCACCGTCTTCTGCCGCCACAGTTCAGGGGCAGTTAACCTCACTAATGACACAGTTCGAGGGTGGTGAACCTCCTCCTTGGGCTTCAGGGGCTATGCGACAGGCAACTACTATCATGGCACAACGAGGGTTGGCGGCAAGTTCAATGGCAGGACAGGCTTTAGTTCAGGCGGCTATGGAAAGTGCGTTACCAATAGCTTTACAGGATGCTCAGACTGTAGCACGATTTGAGGAGCAAAACCTTAGCAACAGACAACAAAGAGCTATGCTTTCAGCCCAACAGAGAGCACAGTTTCTTGGCATGGAGTTTGACCAGACGTTTCAATCAAGGGTGCTTAACGCTTCTAAGATTTCCGACATAGCAAATATAAACTTTTCTGCAGAACAACAGATAGCTCTTGAAAACGCAAAGTTAGCTCAGACAGTAGACCTGACAAATTTAAATAATAGACAGGCTATAACAATGGCTCAGGCTTCGACTATTGCTCAAGCTGACATGGCTAACCTTAATAATAGACAACAGGCGGCAGTTCAGAACGCACAAAACTTCTTGCAAATGGACTTCCGTAACCTCGACATATCACAACAAAACGATATGTTTAAAAATCAGTCTATGGTACAAAGTCTCTTTACAGACGCTTCAGCACAAAATGCTTCAGCACAGTTTAACGCAACGAGCCAAAATCAAACCAATCAGTTTTTTGCTAATCTTAAAAACCAAGTGGGACAGTTTAATGCTACTCAATCTAATGCTATGGAGCAATATAATGTAGGGCAGTTAAACGCAATGGAGACTTTTAGAGCACAGGTAAACAATCAACGTGACCAATTTAACGCTCAAAACTCTCTTGTTATAGCACAGGCTAACGCACAGTGGAGACAACAGTTAGCTACAGTAAATAATGCAGCTCTTAACGAGGCTAACAGGCAAAACGCACTACAGGCTAACGGATTAACACAAAAAGGTCTTGACGAGATATGGCAGAAAGAAAGAGACTTAATGGCTTATGCTTTTGCTACAGCAGAAAGTGCCGCAGAGAGAAAGAACCAACTTATTATGCAAGACTTAAAGTCGGAAGCAGATGGGGACACTGCTTTCTCTAGTGCCTTAGGTAGCTTTGGTAGTGCTGTAGTAAGTGGTATATTTAAACCAGGAAACTTACAATTTCTATTTGGGTAAGAGGAAGTAATGTCAACAGCACAATATAAAGAAGCATTAACTAATTTCAGAAGGATGGCATTTGCTAGACCTTTAAAAGGTGTATTAGATAAAGCTACAGGTAAACGAGTACAGGCTACGGATTCACTTATGGCAAAAGCTCCTACTCCTCAGGGAACAGAAAACATTATAGAGAGCATGAGTGAAGAACAAAAGGCTCTTAATAAAATATATGAGATGCAGAAAGCCTTGTCTGACATTTCACCTGAAGAAGTAAAAGACTACGAAATAGGTGTTGGAGAGACAGTTAGCGACATCTTAGAAAGAACTGGAATGAGTATGGCAGAGTTTCTTGCACTTAATGAGGATGTAGCTACTATTTCAAGCGAAGGAGAGTTATACGCAGGAGAAAACATAAAAGTAGTAGAACGTAAGGAAGAAACAGTATGATTGAACAAACACCAAACTTTGAAGCTCCTATCCCAGGACAGTCTTTAACAGGAGAGCCTAAAGCAATGCCTTTTGAGAACCCTCCTCAGTTAGACAAAGTAGAGGACGTTATAAAGTTTTACATAGGAAATATGTCTCAGCAAGAAGTTATGGATGATATTTTTATAGCTCTTGATGAAGGGTTTCCTCTCAATATTCTTGTAAAGAGTATACTATCTACAGGTGTTATGGAAGGGGTACACAGCATAGATATCAGCCTTGTAGTTGCTCCTGTGGTTCACGAATACATACATGGGGCAGCAGTATCGGAAGGTATAAAAGTTAGAGAACGACCTATGACCAGAGACGAAGAGTTAGAACAGAAAGAAAAAGATTCTCTTGCTTCTACTGTTGAAAGAAGTCTTGAAAAATCTCCTAAAGCTGACGCAGGAAGAGAATTACTAGAAGAAGCCTTAGAATTTGTACAAGGGGATATGGCAGACCCTGTTCCTGACGAAGTAGAGGAAGAGATACCTTTAGAGGAAGAAATGCCTATGGAAGAAGACGCTCCAATGGGGCTAATGGCGAGAAGAGGTACGTAAGATGGGATTTGATGCACAGGCATTTGCTACAGCTTTTTTACAAGGTCAAGCAGTAGACATTAAAGAAAGATTTGACAAGGCAGAAAAGTTCAGAGAAGAGGAACTAGAGAAGGCTCAACGAAACCTTCCCTTATACAAGAAACGACAGCTACAAAAGAAGTCTATGCTTCAACTTGCAGCCTCTTTAGAAAAATTAGAAATAGACCCTGCTAACATAATGTTTTTTGCTAAAGATGGTCCTCAGAGTTTACAGACGATGGCTAAGGTTATACATGACAAAAATAGAGCGTATCATAAAATTAATGGTGAAAATTTACCACCAGAAACCCTAAATGAAATGATGAATGTACCTCAAGGCTTTCAAGAGGCGGCAAGTGAGTACGCCTCCTTAGCTGACTTTTTAGACAAGGCTTACAGTTTATCTAACGATAATGACAAGGCAGAAACTCCAGAGAATCCAGAGATTTTGAAAGGTAATTGGCTCATGGGGCTTATGGGCTACGGTGCTAAAGAGAAAGAAAGAGAACGCTTAGAAACAGAAAAGTTTGTAGGGGATGTTACTATTGCTGAACTAAACAGAATGGCAGGAGAACAAGATTTTGCTGATCCTTTTGGTGGGGCGTTTGCTCCTGCTCCAATAGACTTTACTGCAGGACCTCGTATCATGGATGACAACACAAGAATAAGTATACTTGACAGACAACAAAATAATTTGGACAAGTACACAGGGGATAATAACACAGCAAGACTTAAATTAAATAGCTTTTTAGACAGCAAATTAAACAATAAAGAAATAGATAATAAAGAGAAAGCAGATTACGGTACTAAGTTCTTAATGGACAGCACAGCATTAGACAGTAAAGGAATGTTATTGTTTAAAGAATTTACTGAGAGAATGAAATATGAAGCGTATAAAGATGCTTCTATAGGTTTCCACAGGGATGATGCTGAAATGTCGCAAATAAGCCCTGAGTTCTTAGCGTTACACAAAAAGTATGGTGTTAAAGACGATACTAATACTACGCCTAAGGCAGGTCAAGTAACTCATTTTTCTACTATTAAAGCGTTTGGGGAAGCCCTAGACAACAAAAGTTTAAAAGTAGGGGATACAGTTACAGTTATGGCTAAAGATGGGCTTCAAACTCACACAATCACTGCAGAGGATTTAAAGTGATGGCTCAGGCAATGTCTGCAAAAGACATCTTGGCTATGGAGGAAAAAGAACCTTTCTCTCCTCAGTCTGCAAAAGACATTTTAGCTATGGAAGAGCTAGAAGAAGACACTACTTCTGTTTCCCTCCCCACAATAAACAAAGATGAAAAGCTCAAGGTCAACGACATTGTAGCTAACGATGCTTATGTTGACAAAATTAGAGATTACATGGTAGACCGAAAAGGTAAGCAATTTCTTTCTATGGAAAAAGATGAACTTGTCGATAAGTTTATTGGTCACATGAGATACTTCAACACAAATGAAATGTTTACTATAGATGAAGTGCGTTATGTAGCAACAGCCGATAACGACAAAAAAGCCATGGCAGGAGAAGCGTATAAAATCTACGACAGGCTAGGAAATGTTTTTGTAAATGATGGTCTAGGGGGAGCAGTAACTGGTGTGGCAGATTACGTAGGGGCTGTATTAACTTCTCCTTCTACCTACTTAGGAGTTGGCGTTGGTAAGGCTTTAGCACTAGGAGGAGGTAAACTAAGTGTTCAAGCCGTTAAAGCTGCGGCTAAAAAGGCAGGACGAGAAGCCCTTGAACGAGAATCAAAAAAACTTGGTTCAAGAAAGGGAAAGTTATCCTCTTTTAGAGGTGTAGCTAAGAAAGCTGAAGACGATTTTATAAGGAAAGCCATACGAGATAGGTCTTTAAGAAACGTAAAGATTACAGGAGCTGCAGATGCCGCTGTAGCAGGTGGGCAAGACTATATGTTTCAGACAGACATTATGATGGAAACAGGTGCACAGGAGGAGTACAATCCTTTTCAGACAGGCATATCTGTTCTTGGTGCAGGAGTAGGTACAGGGTTGTCTATATGGGCTGTGCCTAACTTGACAGGAGCAGCAGAACGAGGGCTATCTTCAGACGTTTCGCAAAAGATTATTAAAGCTAATAATGTTAAAAGGTCAGAGATAAAGAGTGTTGAAGCCTTAGAAAAGCTAAATAAAAAATACATTCGTAGGTTAAAAGATAAAGCTAAACGTCTAGCTATAAAAGATACTTCTAAATTTAAGTCTACAGAAAAGTACAAAGAAGCTATTGACGAAAAGTATAAAAAGCTTAAAGCCGACAATGCAGAGAAGCTAAAAGAAGTAGATAAAGAATTAAAACCTATTCTTAGACAAATCAGAAACTTAGAAGAACCTTGGTCTACACAAAAAGGGAGAGCTAAAAAAGTTAAAACCTTAACCCCTAAAAAGAAAGCAGAACTTCAATCCCTTAGGGTTCAAGCAGCAAAATTAAAAACACAGCACCGAAGACTTGTTAGGGGAGGTATAGAATTAACAGACGATCAGGCTCGTCATAGAAGAATGAAACCAGGCGTTGACTATAGAGGTTTTCCTACTTTAGTGGCTCTTGGAGAAGAGGCTAGTAGGAAAGAGCCAGATTATATACTAGGTGCAGACGTATTAAACTTTATCTTTGGTAAAGCAGATGACAGCCCTTTTGGTGATGACATAGTGTCTATGGCTGAAGAGGCAGGAGCTAAGTTTAAGCCTAATATGAACAATGCACAAAAGTATGCAAGAGCCTTTCAATACCTAACCCCTGAGACATTAAAAGAAATGTCTGCTCTAACAAAGGATAAATTTGGCATTTATCTAGGGGATGCGTTAGACGTTAATAATTTTGCAACACAGTTAGGTCACAGGGTTGCTTTTACTGCATCTAACGTAGGAAAAAACTTAGGTGTATTTAGACGAGGACAAAATGAGTTAGACATAGCGTTGGTGGGGGCAACAGAAAAGTTTTTAGAAGGCTCTTCTCTTACAGGGACAGCTAGAAAACTTGACCCTGAAGAAGAATTTGCAAAGAAGGATTACAAGGGTAGGTTTGGGCGTAAGGCACTAGCTCAATCTGGTAAACTACAGTACGCACAGAACATATGGAAAAGGTTACTTGTGTCTGCCCCTCAAACAACTGCCGCTAACGTCTTTGGGTGGGGACAATATTATTTAGCAAATACTGTAGCCGAAGTCTTTCAAGGGGCAGCTTATGCTGCCTTTGGTGATTTTAAGAAGGCTAGAGCCTTGTTTCATCTACAAGGCACAAAGATGAAGAACCTGTTAGACCCTTACAGTACATTAGATAGTTATGAAGCTATGCTTAGAACAGATGATGAGCTAAGTAGGTTCTTGAAAGAAACTATATCAGGAGGTGTAGAAAGAGCTTCTAAACGCTATGGTTTTGCTGAAAGGTCTAAGGTTGCTCGAACAGGAGAGTGGGTTACAAACAAGGCTCAAACAATTTCGGCTGTAAACTTACAAGACAGTTTGACTAAAAGTCAGATGTTTATGACAAGTTTAGACAAATATCTAAGACTACTAAAAGGCAAAACTTTTAAAGATACGTTAGAAAGTGGCTCACTAATAGATATAGACCAAGAAGTCATGGACAGAGCTATGAGTGACACACTTAAATCAGTGTTTGCAGAGGATTACACACAGAGTAAAGCCTTATTCGGATTTGCAGGACCTCTAGGTAAGGTTGTTGAGACAGCCTCTAACGCTCCAGGAATAGGTTTTGTGCTTCCTTTTGGTAGATTTATGAACAACGTAGCTGCTACAGCTTATCAATGGAATCCTATTACAGGAGGAATGGAAGGTGCTGTGGCACTTATGAGACAACTAAGGGGTAAAGGTAGAAGTATAGACACTGCTGAAGCTTTTTCAAAGGCATTAGTAGGTTATGCAGCTATTAAGTATGCTATTGATTTTCAAGATCAACATCAGGAGAAAGGGTATTCTTGGAATGAACTAGACACTGGCACAGGAGAAGTCACTGACATAACCAATGTTTTTCCTCTTTCACTACTTATGATTACAGGAAGGGTAGAAATGAGAAGACGTAAAGGCGAAACTGTTGAAAGAGATTTAGTGGCAGAATTTAGTAAGCAATTAGCAATAGGTCAGGCTGCAACAGACTTGGAGTTTGGAAATGACATTACAGCTTTAATATCTTTATGGGCAAATCAAGACGAAGACTTTAGAGGTCCTTTACCTAAAATATTAGAAGGTTTAGGGCATGTAGGGGGAAACGTAATTTCAGGTGCTACTAGACCTCTTGATACGTTTAACAAAGTAGCAGGATATGCTTTTGGGGAGCTTTCTCCGTATGATGTTACTCCTACCATAGACAGGCGACAGGCTAAAGGGTTTGGGGAGAAGTTAGCAGTAAATTCTACAAAGTATGTGGATAACATTATTGAAGGGATAATGAGCATAGTCAACCAAGAGACTACGTTACTTGGAGATAAAGCAAAAGTTGCTTATCGTGAGGGAGATTTAAAAGATCCTAGCCCCTACAGGACTCTGACAGGGCAAAAGATAAAACAACCTCGTACATTTGCCAACATTGTGTTTAATATGGTTGATAAGCCTGAGTGGAAAACAGGTATGTACTCAAGAATCCCTGAGTATGATAACTTTGCCAATAAAGTTTTAGCTCCTCTAATAGAAAGAGAATCAGAACTATTATTAAAGGATGAATCTTTTATTAAAGGAGATGGAGATACTAAAAAGAACAAAGTCAATGATATGTTGAGAAAGGTAAAAGCAAGAGTTAATAAATACTTAACTGCAACCCCTGACTCAAATGAAGGATTAAACTATAGAAAGAAAAAGATAACAGGGGTAGATAAATCTATTCTTAAACGAGCAAGAGAGATTACAAAGATTAAAGGCGTAGATATAAGAGACTTAACAAACGAAGAGGTAAGTAGGCTAGAAGACGCAATTAAATATATACGTTTTACAAGGAAATAATAAAAAAGGGGAGACTAAGCTCCCCCTTCCCTGTTTAATCTAGTACCATTTAGTGTACAGGTTAAATGGATCAGCACTTGACCAAGCGTAGCCACGATGAGCTACCCCTAGAGCCTTGAGTTCCTCTCGAACAGCTTCTTCAGCAGACTTACGTGCATCCATTGCAGAGCGTAAACCCAACAATTTCCTTTCACGATATTCCTTCTTCATATCAGCTAGTTGAGAATCCAACTCTTTGATTTGCTTCGCCATGTCTTCAAGAGTAATTTCACTTTCCATCTTTCCCTCCGATTTTTTGAAAGCTTTCTCTGCTTCTTTCCTCGCTTTGTTCATCCAACCTCTCCAAGTTTCGATAATATGCGACATTGAAGCCACGTTCCCATTCTTTATACGCTGTGGTATGTGGGTGAAAGGGATTACCCTTCAACATCTTTGAGGGATACATTATTTTACCCTTCTCAAAGACCCTGAACCCTCTGTCAAAAGGCTTGACATATTTTTGTTTAGATGTCTGTGCTTTTTGCAATAAACTTACTCCTTGTGCTACACCCTATGTATGAAACTGTATACTCAGGATGCGTTTCATTTATATGTTCTTGTAAACTTAACTCTATTGGTTCTTTATACTCCTTATAAAAGCTATTACACTCTTGCATGTCTACAAAATTCATACCTTTAAACTCAAAAAAGGTGGTTAGATTCCCAATAGAAAGGGCGGCATATATAATAAATACTTCCATAATTTTAACTCCCTATATCTACAAGTTCACACGAGTCGCCTGAACACGCAAATGTTTGTGATGAATTTGTAGTATCTTCTTCTTCATAATTTCTAAATTTTTCCCAATCAATATGTCCGAATTTACTGCTAAAATCATTGTATACGTCTTCTGTACACTCTTGATAGGGGGCTTGTTGATAAGTATGTTCAGAGTAGGGTAGAAACGATACCCCTGACATCTCATCAAAGTGCTTAAACACAAAAGCACCTACGTCCATCCATTCGTCATCTCGTACAGACACAGTTACTGAAGGCTTGTGTTCACACCAATGCCTCTGATAGATAAGCCATGTCTCTAGTTGTTCAATAGCTGACATGTCTTTTCTTAATACGGAAGCTTTTGGTGACTTCATAGGAAAGCTAAATACTGTCTGTGTATCAGGCTTCATAAAGTCAGGTTCAGCAGGAACACCACTGTCTTTTAGGAACTGAGTGAGAGGATCTTTATTGTCACCACGCACAGTCCTAATATAGTAAGCACTGTGACGAGGGTGTATACCACTGCCTGAGTCAACAAGTTGTGATACTGTCCCACTTGGTTTGACACAAGTAATCGCTGTACTTTGTGGGATTCCGAAGATTTGTGCCCATTCTTTGTTTGTTTCAACAGCTATCTCCCTAAGTTTTTCAAGAGTGCTCTCAAGACCTTTCTTTTTACCACTTGTTAGTTCATTATCCATTATACCTGTAAGACTAACACCAAGAAGTCTTTCTTCCTCTGTGTTGTTTTTCCACACTTTTCTAAGATAAGGAAATTTAGTAAGCGTAGATTGTGCTGTACCAAGAATAGTTGCCAACATAACCTTTCTCTTTAAGTCGTCAAATCTATCTTTCTCTCGTACAACAACCTCAGTAAGGTTACAGAACTGATAAGGTCTAAGAATAATTTCACTACAAGGGTTAGTACCAAAGTCGTAGTCAGGGTTTCTTCTGCCGTACTTACTTGCCTGTACCTTTGCTGATACTCTGTTGAATATACCTCGTTCTCCTGACTTAGACTCAACCAAAGAAAGCCACTCTCTAAGAAACGTCTCTCCATCAGGCTTATCCGTATAGCACACAGAGTTATTAGCAAGAGCCATTTGAGGAGAACTCTCCCACCACTTACCTGACTTTGCGTGTCTCATACGTCCATCAGAAAGATTAGACAAACTAATCATAGCTGAACGTCTAACACCACCTGACACAACAACTTCTCCAACTTTACACATAAGATTATGACAATCGTAGCTTGACAGTTTACGTCCTGCGTTAAGCTTAAATAAGTTAATAGTAAAATTGTATAAGTTTCTTAACGGCTCTGGACCACTAGCCCTTCCCCCAAATATCTGTAGTCGTGACCCTGCAGGTCTAATCTTGGAGTCGTCCCACTCAGGTATTTCTCCCATGTAAAGGTGTCCTATGAGCCTACGAAAGGCTTTTGCCCAACCTTCTTTACTGTCGTCAACCTCTATTATAGTGTTACAGTCCTCAATCTTTTCAGGAATGTCAGGAAGTTGGCTTACATAGTGTCTCTCAACAGAAAAGCCTACTCCTGTGCCACACAATAATATATACATGGCTTCATCAAAAGACTTAGGGTCATCAACAGGCAAATAACTACAGTTGTATCCTGCTGTGTTGTCTCTCTCAAGAGCTAACCCTGCTGTCATTAGTGCTCTCATAGAAGGCATAACTTCTAAGTTAGTTATGGCATCTTTAAGGTGTTGGATAGGCAAGTGTCCTTTAACTTTAATCGACATGAAATCCATATACCTTTGTACTGTTTCTTCCCATGCTTCTCGTCTGTTTTCTTTCGGTAGCCATCTAGCGTACCTAGAAATTGCTATAAATTTTTGATAGTCGTTCATACTTTTGATACCTTTATGTTTTTAATTTCAATGTCGTCCATGTCGTAGAGAAGGTCTTTAACAATGTCTTTAACTACTGTTTCCCCTTCTTTAACTTTATCTGCGTGATCGCATGTTACAGGCATCAGACTAGACTCTTCATCTATATCTACCTCTGCAAGTATCTTAAATCGCATATCAATTCTCCCTTATGCTTTTTATCATTGCGTTTAAATACCACTCAGCCTTCCTCAAGTCCTCAATACCATTCTTATATCGCCACCTGTGAAGGTACTTTATAACATTGCCCTGACAATAGGAAGAGAACTCGTCACCTAATTGCTGACGAATATAATCAATACATTCCATACCACCATTGTTATAATGAGGTGGGTGATTAACTGTGTCTCTTACCACTTGTTTAGTAGCCCTAGTTTTATCTTTTTCTTTCTTTCTGTCAACCATTTTTTCGGTATCTCCCTCTCTGTCCATTTAAATCCATACTTGTCGCACCAATCACAATACTTAGTGGTAGAACCCTTATTAATGGTATTATAGGCATTTTGAAACAGAAAGCGTATGTCTAACTCAGGATATTGCTCTTGTATCAACAAGTGCTTCACTCTGTCTTTCGGTCTAAACCATCCCTTCGCTTCAATAATAATACCATTGTTAAGAATAAAGTCAGGCTTATATAACCTGAACATCTGTACTGCGTATTTGATTGACATTTTCTCATATCTAATCCTTTGTTTGAGAAGACGTAACTCCTTTGCTACGTCCTCTTCAAACTTACTCCTAAACTTTAGCTTCGGCATCTGCAAGTTCCACATAGTTAATTAATGGTGGATTGCTAGACTTTGATACTTTAGATGGTAGAACCTGAAGATTATCCCAACATGTTTCTCTATAGTTACAGAAGCTACACTCTATGCCTAACTTCTTATTACCACTAGGTTTTCCATAATATGTTTCTTCTACAGGCTCGTAACATCTCTCAAATGGCTTATCATCTTCTAAGTAGTCTATGGTTTCGTCTATCTTCTTTAGCTCCTCATCCATATCTACCATGTCTGCACTAACGTATTTAAAATTTCCGTTAGCCTTGTTGATAACCCACCATCCACCGACAGGAACACTTCTAGCCTTAGCGTAACCTACAAGTTGTGCTACATAGCCAAAACTATCCTTGCTCCTTAGCGTCTCAAAGTCTACGAACTTATTGTCGTATGCCCAAGATGAAGCTGATTTAATGTCATCGACTTTTCCATTTAATACTAAGTCATATGTTCCCTCTACTTTCTTTCTCTTAGTTTCTAGGGTCGTGTGTTCACTATCTTCAAACTCAACCTTTGATGCTCTTAGTAGTCCTTTAAATACAGCCTCAACTATATCCCCTAACATCATGTTAATTAAGAAAAAAGGCGAGTCATCCAATTTAGCCTCAGGGCGATTCTTGTCGAACCAAAGCTGACACTTCTTACGTCCAAGATTTGACATTCGGATTTTGAAGGTTCGCTTCCCCCCTGAGAACTGACGAGCCATAGCATCTCTTACGTCCTTAGCTACGAGGTCAATAATAGCATCATCAACACTTGTTTTACCAAGCATGACTTTCTGTAAGAATGAATGGATCGCCACTTCTGCAGGATGGTTCATGGTCTACTCGTCTATTTCAACAACATTGGCAACAATCTCAGACTCATCATCGGATAGCTCCTCAGGTCTGCGATGTTCTTCCCATTTGCTCATTGTAATAGAGTTCATAGACTCAACCCACTCGACAAAGTTATTCAACACCTCTTGGTCATCAGTGGTAATCTCTACTACTTCCCCCAACTTAGGCTTAATAACTGCATAAGTTGCTCCACTAGGAATACTCTTTACTTCTGACGACAGGTGGAGAAGATGTTGAATAGGAAGCCGATTTTTCCTCTGAATTTGACTAAACATATCAGTCATAGCTTTGAAGCTATCACGATTTTTAATCCTCATAAGGAAAGGGAACTCTTTAACATCAACAGCTTTACCATTGGCATCCTTAGGCTTGTCGAGTGTACACAGACCAAAGATGATTTTGAACCTATCGGTTGCCCTCATCAAGTCTTGTGTCTCTTGTGGCAACGAACTGAAGTCCTTAACGTACCCTGAAGGTCTACCACAGTTGAACCCACCATAGTTGTCCTTCAAGTCGCCATTAAGTGACGTTGCCATCACAGTGCGTAACATCCGTCCTTCACCACCATCAGGTCTTTGGTAGCTCTTATCATAGCGTTGGAACTGAAACCTCTGCATGAAAGGACGCATTGTTATTTTATCACTGTAATAAATGGTATCATCAGGGAAAGTGACAGAGTAAGCCCCTGCCTTGACGATAGCAACTTCCATTTCCTCGCCACCGACAGTCTTTGTACCCATCACATTCTGATGAACCTGTTTAATCTCTGCTAAAGCTGAAGTGCTTTTCGCAGGTAGATTTGACATCCCCATTAGTTCTGCAAGATCTGCAGGGGATTTTCCTATAACTGCTAAACTATTATCCACTTTTATTTACTCCTATTGTTTAGATTTCGAATTATATCAGGCGACATCTCTAACGTCAAGCCAATTATCACCTATTTTTGCCTCTAATAACATTGGAACATTAACATCCACATCATAGTAGTGTTCTATTATATGTTTTAAGCCTTTGTTAATCTCCTCAATTATGCCAAGCACAGCCCTTTCCTCTGCAGGATGTACGTCTAACACTACAGAGTCATGTACTGTATTTACTAATAAACTATTTAATCCGTCTGCTACTAACCTCTTCTCTATCTCCAACAACACAATCGGAACTATGTCTCCTGTAGCAAAGCCTTGAACAGGATAATTCTTTATCATAGTAAAGTGTGTTGGAGTACCACTCTTTCTTCTCTCCACATCAGGGAAAGCATACTGTCTTCCTGAAGGTATCTTTATTTTACCAAGATTAAGAGCCTCTTTACCTAGTTTTTTGTGCCATCTTGCTACCCCTTGATACTTGTCCATAAAGTGAGTGTAATATTCAGCCTCAGCTTTCGTTCTACCATACCCTGTAGCTCCGTAGAGAGGTGCAAAGGTGTGTGCCTTAGCTTCTTGTCTCGAAGTCTTTTGACCTGCCTCAGAGATGATTTCTGCCGTGTAGGAGTGAACATCAAATCCAGTGCTCACCTCTTCCATTGCAACTTTATCCTGCGACAAAAGTGCCGCAACTCTAAATTCTAACTGTGCAAAGTCAGCTTCAAGTATCTTTCCATTCTCCCACCTCGACACAAACACTTTCTTCACAGGAAATGTACCCCCTCTAGGCATATTTTGCATATTAGGGTTACGTCCACTGAACCTGCCTGTCGCTGTAACATGTTGAGTTAGGGTTACATGGAGAAATCCATCATCCTTAGTGTAATGTTCTATGCCATCAACAAAGGCTGAAAGGTAGCTTGACACAGCACTTTGCCTTTTTAGGTCAGTTAGGAAAGTTTCAGCCTTAGTCATGCCCTTATTCTTGGCTATATTGATAAGATTCTCCAGGTTTCCCTTGCTTGTGGAGAACCCATTAGCACTAACCCATTCCTTAGAAGGTGGAAAAAAGCCTAAACCTGCCATCTCTTTGAGTTTTGTCAGCTTATATCCTCTTGTATCACACTCAGGACAACGACTAGGCTTGGCAAAGGGGTTTCCGTCCTTCTTAGTCTTGTATACCCTGCCCTTTCCGTAGCATTTATGACACACACTAGCCTTAGTTTTGACCATTAAAGCACTATTCTCCTTGACAGCACTCTTAAACTCAGCCTTGTCGTTCACTAAATCAAAAGCAACTGCCCATTTCTTCTTGTCATAGAGTATTCTTGAGTAAATTACCTGACTTATTTGCTCAGGAGAGTTAAGATTGATAGGTGTGTCTCCCATAAGCTCCTTAACCTGCTTCTGTAACCTATCCTCTATAGTCAATAACTCCTTTTCAAAGTCTCCTCTCACCTCTTGTAGGGCACTTCGGTCTATTTTAAAGCCATTCATGTACATTTTAGTAAGAGATTTGCACACTTTGTTGGTAATATCTCGTACATTAATAAGAGATTTAGACTCAGGCTTCTCATATTCTTCCATAAGTTGCCAATAAAGACCCTTAGTTACTAATAAATCCTGTTTAAGGTACTCTGATAGCTCATCAAGAGGTATTTCATCCGTCTTAAATCCTCTTCTAAAGTAATCTTTAAGTGTATCAGACTTTTTCATATCTAAATTATAGCGAATTGCACAGTTTTCTAGGCTCACAGACCCTTTCTGACCTCTTTGGAGTATGTAATCCCCCAACATTGTATCAAAAATCTCACCATCATACTTAAAACCACATGCCCACAGCCATTGTAAGTCGTACTGTAAGTTGTGACCTATAAGTAAAGTAGTGTTGTCAAGAACTCTTTGTAACCTCTCTTTACTATCATCATCTGTTATTCGCTTCTCTTTGTGGTCAAACACAAATACCTCACTATCGTACTCCAACCAATCAAGCACACCAACGAGTGTCAAAGAATTGTCAGGCTCGAATGGGTCAAGGTGTAACTTACCATCCCTCTTGGTTGTCGTGTTTTCTACATCAAGTATTATCTTCATGCTGTATACCTTCCTGTTTCAACATCTAGCTCGACATGAACTGTTCCATGCCATCCTGTTAATTTGTTTTTAGCCAATTTAATATGTCGTTGTGGGTCATTTATATCCTGCCCCTCAATGTCAGGGTTCTTACTAAGCAATAACATTAAATCAGCTTCTGCCGCTTTTCCTGTCTTACTGCCCTCAAGCATAGATTGGTTAACATTTATCTTACCCTCTGCTTCTGCTGATAGCTGAGACATCCAAATAATTACGCAGTTGTACTTCTTTGCAATGTTTCTCGCATGAACTGCCGCCTCTTTTAAGTATATGTCTGTTCTATCCGAACCCCCTGATGCAAACTTATCTCCCATGTCTAACACAATTATATCAGGTTTAACACTCTTTGCCAACTGCTCAACATAATCCATGCGTTTATCCGTTGCATCTTTTATAGAAAGTAACTCCCTCATAGGCTGATATCTCTCAATAGCTAACTTACTGTTCTCTAGCACTTGGTCACTAGACATCTTTGCCTTGCAGTAGAGATATCGTAGACCAACTCTCTTATAAGACTCTTCATTACAAAGAACAACACACCTAGCACCTTGTTCTATAAAACCCCCCTCTGATGCTATAATACTAGCATGGAATGATGTCTTACCTGTATTAGGTCTAGCTCCCACTATAACAAAATGTCCACCACTCAATCCCTCAACTCGTCTAGCAAGGGAAGGTATGTTAAACTTCCATTGGTACTTAACACTTAAATGATTTACTAAAGTGTCAAAACTAATGTCGTCTCCTTCAAAGCGAAAGCTAGGAGTAAAGTCATCCTGATAATTTTCCAGGATATTCCGTAGTGGCTCTAGGTTACTGCGTGTACCATTTACAAAGTCAAACCCTAAGTTTGCTACTTCCTCGCCTACCATCTGTTGAAACAATTTAGATAATACTTCCTTAGCTATCTCATTGTTCATGGGTTCTTCTCGTGCCAACTTAGTAAACAACACCTCATAGGCTGTCTTGTTAGCTGATGTAAGCGTACCATTACCTGAAAAGAATAAGGCTTGAAGCTCTGTCAAAGTCAAATCCCTCTCATGCTTACTCATTGCTTCATCTAACGTACCCTTTATCTTCCTAACATCCTTACTAAATAATCTATCAGGACACCTACTTCCCTTATGCTCATCATAAAAATCTTTTTGCATAAGACTTCTAATTAATGCTAACTCAATCATTTTTTCTCCTTATGATTTTTTAAATACTTTATTGCTCTCTCTAATGTCAAAATACTATCATTAAATCCCCCTAAAGAACGATTACAGTTATGACACAACCATCCTCTAAAAGTGTCAGTATCATGGCAATGGTCAAGACACCATGACCCCATACGTC